AAAGGCTGCATTGTTGGGATACAATCCAAAGATAAGAGACTATCAACAACCACAAATGTCTGATGGTAACTACTATGAAACTAAAGACATATACAATGATCAACGTGTATTTGATAATCCATCACAAAGGTTTTTTACTGGTGCTAGTGACGAAACACATAATAAGATGGTAAGAGAACAATATGAAAGGAATTAATTATGGCAGAGTTTGAATTTGCTGGAGTAACATTTAAAGGTGGTAGATTATTTGCCATACTCACTGCACTATCTACACTAGGTGCTGCTACATGGGGTGTATTTGAATTTTATAAAGACTACATGGACATGAAAGAAATTATTTCTGAAATAGACACTGATGCAATTGCTGCACGTAACAATGAAATAGAAATAAGATTAGAGGATGCAATATCATACACCAGAGATATCAAAAATGATATGAAGGGTGATATTGATAGAATAGATGTTGGTTTAGATAAACTAAAAGTAAAGGTTGAAGATTCAAAACAACATGTTGAAGCAACGGTAGAACACTTTGAAGAAAAGACTGAAAATGCCATAGATAAGTTTGAAGGTAAAACAAAAGAACAACTCAAGGAAGCTGAGGATGATCTTAAAGAGGCTCAAGATGAATTAGAAGAAATGGCAAAAGAACTTGATTTGGAACTAGAAAAGATTCGTGATACTATGGGTGAGATTAGATCAGAGACAAATGAAACACTACGTGAAGTCGAATCAACTATGCGTCAATCTGAAAAAGACACAAGAGATCAAATGAAACTCACAAGAAAAGAATTAAAAGAAATGGTGGAAGAGTCTCTTGACAATCCTCTAGCAAACTGATATAATGATTCTGTAGTAAGGAAATAATAAATGCAAGACATTAACACAGAAGTAGCTTTACTCAAGAAAGAAGTTAAAGATATTAAATTTATCTTTAATCGTTTAGACACTGCTATAGAAAAAATTACTGAAGTATCTACTTCTGTGAATCGTATGCTTGCTGTACATGAAGAAAAGATTTCTCAACAAGAAGAAGCTCTTGCAAAGGCTGACTTTGAACTTAGTACTAATATTAAAGAATTACATTCTCGTATTACTACAAATTATAAAGAACTTGCAGACCAGATGGCAAAAAACCACAAAGAAACAGAAGCTCATGTTCAACAACTAAGAACTGATTTAAACGGTAGAGTTGGAGTTTTAGAAAAGTGGAGATGGTTAATTATTGGTGGTTCTATTGTTATTGGATTTGCTATACAAAAAATGATAGTTTTATCTTGACATTACAATATAACTATGTTATTATGATTAAATGTATATTGAACAAAAGTATCTATTAATCGCATCATCACAATTACAACTGTTTAAAAAGAAGGGTGATTTTCTTTTTAACTTTCGTTGTCCTTATTGTGGTGACTCTCAAAAAAATAAATCAAAGGCTCGTGGATTCGTATTTCGTAAAGAATCGAATCTTATATATAAGTGTCATAATTGTGGTAAAGGTGCTAGTTTTCAAAACTTGTTAAAGCACGTTGACACTAAGATTTATGATGACTATATATTTGAACGATACAAAAAGAACGATGCTGATGTTCCCGACATTGGTAAATTTCAACAACCAAACTTTATGAAAGGCCCATCTCCACTCAAATCTCTTAAAAAGATATCATCACTAAGACATGATCATCCTGTTAAGAAATTTGTGGAAAATAGACGTATTCCATCTACAGTGCATTTTGAATTATTTTTTGCACCAAAGTTTTACTCTTGGGTGAATAAAGTTATACCTAATAAATTCCCTTCTTTGAAGGGCGATCATCCTAGATTGGTAATACCATTCTTTGATGAAAACAATAAAATGTTTGCCTTTCAAGGGAGAGCTTTCGGCAATGAACAACCAAAATACATTACCATCAAACTTGATCCAGAAAAAGATAAAGTATTTGGTCTTAATAGACTAAATTCTAAGAAACATACCTATGTGGTTGAAGGGCCCATAGATAGTTTCTTTTTGGATAATTGCATCGCTGTTGCTGGTGCAGATTTTATGAAGTTACCTAAAGAAAATACTACGATTATTTTTGATAACGAGAGGAGAAATTCAGAAGTATTAAGACAGATTGGAAAGACTATTGATGAGGGATATAGAGTTGTCCTCTGGCCAGATGATATAAAAGAAAAAGATATTAATGATATGATCTTGTCGGGAAAAACAAAAAATGAAATACAAACAATAATAGAAAAAAATGCTTATCAGGGCAATATGGCTAAGATAAGATTGACAACATGGAGAAAAACTAATGCCTAGTAATTACCTACCAACCCCATATCAAGAATTTATTCACTTATCAAGATACTCACGATGGTTACCAGAAGAAGGCCGTAGAGAAACATGGAATGAAACTGTTACAAGATACTTTGATTTTTTTACAGAACATGTTAAGGAAATGTGTGATTTTAAAATAAGTGATAAAGTTAGAGATGAACTTGAGGTTGCAGTACTAGGTCAACGTGTTATGCCTTCTATGAGGTGTTTAATGACTGCTGGAGAGGCACTTAAGCGTGAAAACATAGCGGGATATAATTGTTCATATGTCGCGATAAGTCGTATTCAAGCATTTGATGAAATTCTGTATATTCTTATGAATGGTACAGGAGTAGGATTTTCTGTAGAAAGACAGTTTGTATCTGAACTACCAAGAGTTGCTGAAGAGTTTCATCCAAGTGATACTGTAATTACTGTTGCAGATAGTAAAATGGGATGGGCAAAGGCATTTAAAGAATTGATGGGTATGTTGTACATTGGTCAAATTCCACGTTGGGATTTATCTAAAATACGTCCAGCTGGTGCACCACTTAAAACTTTTGGTGGTCGTGCATCAGGCCCAGCACCATTAGAAAATCTTTTTAATTTCACAACCAATGTACTCAAAGGTGCAGCTGGTAGAAAACTAACTTCACTAGAATGTCACGACATTGTATGTAAGATTGCTGAAGTAGTTGTTGTTGGTGGTGTTCGTAGGTCTGCTCTAATTAGTCTGTCAAATCTTTCTGATGATCGTATGAGACATGCCAAGGCAGGACAGTGGTGGCAAGACAATCCACAACGTGCACTTGCAAATAATTCAGCTGCATATACTGAAAAACCAGACATGGGTATATTTATGGATGAATGGAAAGCTCTGTATGATTCTAAGTCTGGTGAAAGAGGCATCTTTAATCGTGAAAGTGCTAATCGTATGGCTGATATGAGTGGTCGTAGAGAAACAGAAGGTCATCAATTCGGTACGAATCCTTGTAGCGAGATAATTTTGCGTGACAGAGAATTTTGCAACCTAAGCGAAGTTGTAGTTAGACCAGAAGATACAAAGGAGTCTCTTTTAGATAAAGTTCGTCTTGCAACGATTCTAGGAAGTTTTCAATCTACTCTTACAAATTTTAGATATGTGTCTGCAGCATGGAAAAAGAATTGTTCAGAGGAAAGGCTTCTAGGCGTTTCGCTAACAGGAATCATGGATAACTCACTTACGAATGGTAAAGCAAAAGGTATTGAAAATTTATTAGAAGAGTTAAAAGCTCAAGCAGTTAAGGTAAATAAAGAGTGGTCATCAAAACTAGGTATTAATCAATCTGTTGCTATAACTTGCGTTAAGCCATCTGGTACAGTTTCTCAGCTTGTTGATGCCGCATCTGGTATCCATGCAAGACATAATCCTTTTTATATTCGTACAGTTCGTGGAGACAAGAAAGACCCACTAACAAAGATGATGACAGACATGGGATTTCCTGTAGAAGATGATGTAATGAATCCTACAAATACAGCTGTATTTTCTTTTCCTATGAAAGTTGACAAAGGTGCAATTTTTAGAACAGATTTGAACGCTATTGAACAATTAGAATTGTGGTTAACTTACCAGAAACATTGGTGTGAGCATAAACCATCTGTTACGATTTCTGTTAAAGAAGATGAATGGATGGAAGTTGGTTCATGGGTTTACAAAAACTTTGATTGGATGAGTGGTGTATCATTCTTACCATTTAGTGAACACACATATCAACAAGCACCATATCAAGATACTAATAAAGAAGGTTATGAATTTTTATTAGATCAAATGCCAAAAGAAATAGATTGGTCAAAACTTTCTGAATACGAAAGTCAAGATATGACTGTTGGTGCACAAGAGTTGGCTTGTGTAGCTGGCGCTTGTGAAATAGTTTAATGAATTTGTTTGTATGCGAATCATGTGATTCTGAGTTTCGTTTAAAACACACAATGGATACCCGACTATATAGAGTAGTCCATTGCCCTTTTTGTGGTGATGAACTCAACGATGAGCTAGAAGATGAGCTCGAAGATTACGGAGAAGAGTACGATGAGTGAATGTCAAGAATGTGGCCATGAATGTCATTGTGAAGGAAACTGTAATGAAGAAAACTGCAATTGCGAAAATTGTAATTGTGGAAGTGAAAGTTGGCCTGACAATCCTGTAGATAGTCACCAAATCTAATGAGGATAATGTGAAAACACAAAGTGCTAAAGCAAAAGGCAGAAGATTTCAACAATGGGTTCGTGATCAATTAATAGAATCTTTGGATGTTCATCCAGAAGATGTAGAATCTAGAAGCATGGGTGCTGGTGGAGAAGACCTCATCATGGCTCGTGCTGCTAGAGAAAAGTTTCCATATTCTATTGAATGTAAAAATCAAGAGAGTTTAAATGTATGGAAATCATATGAACAAGCTCAATCTAATTCTGGAAATTACGAACCTATTCTTTTTATTAAAAGGAATAACCAAACACCTTTAGTAGTGATTGATGCAGATTATTTTATTAATCTACATAAAGGGGGTTGACTTTATTGACGAATCATGTTAGCATATATGTAGAGTTAATCACGGAGTAATTAATATTGGATTATATTACAATACCTATAATTGTCACAATGGGTGCTTGTATAGTATCTTATTTTTGGGGTAAATACCAAATTGATCCAGATGAAATTATTTGTCACACTTTAGATACTTTAAAGGATGGTGGATATATAAAAACCAAAACAGATCAAAATGGTGAAGAGGAATTAATTAAATTAGATGATTAAAGTCATGTTTTGGATTTTAGTTGGTATACTTTTGTATCATTATGGAATTGTTAGTTCAGTAATTAATTACTTTGTAACTTCTGATGCAATAGATTTAATTATAGAATTTTTAGAAGGACTTAAAACAGTTGAAGAAAAACAAGGAATATGAAAAATCTGGTATGTGTGTAGATGTTCGTAATAACGATATTAATGGCGCATTACGAGTTTTAAAAAAACGTATGCAAACTGAAGGTGTATTAAATGACCTTCGTGAAAAATCTCATTTCACCGCCAAAGGTGAAAAGAAAAGACTTGCTAAGGCAGCAGGCAGACGTAGATGGTTAAAGAAAATTGCAATTCGAGATACAGAAGGAAATTAGAATGCCTATAAAAAAGATTACAGCTAAAACTGCTAATGATGGTTGGGTGGCCCCAAAGGTTCGTAAGAAACGTAAACCTATGACTCCAGAACAAAAAGAAGCCGCAGCTGAACGTCTTGCAAAGGCTCGTGCTGCGAGAGCACCCGCTAAAAATGAATCTATATGTCAGTCTGTTATTGATAAAGGTGATGAACACCCTTTATCCGCTAAAAAGATAAAAGAATGGATAAAGACACAGAAAGATTTATCAAATTCTTATAAGGCTGAAATGCGTAAAGATGTAAAAGGTTCACATTCAAAACATGCTAACTGTGTAGCTTATGTACGGAACATGCAACACTACTTAAAACATGGCGATTGGGTAGATGATTGCTATGGTGAGTATGCAGAAAAGAGGGTACAGTGGAAGACGATACGTCCAGCACTAACAATGTAATTAAAGGCCCTTGGAGAAGAGTTAAAGTTGTATCTCAAGAAGAAACTGATCAAATAACAGATGATATGATGTTTATTGATGAGGTTGCTGAGAGCATTATGATTCCTACTATACACAATCTTGCAGAAAATGGTGTAGAAATAAAAGATGAAGAATTTATATCTGAGATTGGATTCTTAAATGAAGTAATAAAATCTATTATGTGCAGATCAATGGGATATGATCACTCAATGTCAACTCTTATATCGTCTATGATGAAAGTACAATCTGTGGGATCATCCACAAGTTTTGCTGCAAAGTTTGACCATGATGTACTTGATAAATTGGTGAAGAAAATTCTTGAGGAAGATGATACAAAATGATACTTATTGATATGAATCAAATTTCGTTAGCTAGTCTAATGATGCATTTGAATATGACAAAATCTAAAGAACCAGATGAGAGTATGGTTAGACATATGATTCTTAATTCGGTTCGTATGTATAGAACAATGTTTAGTGGAGAGTATGGTGAAGTAATACTTACTTACGATTCTAAACATTATTGGAGAAGAGACTTTTTTCCACAGTACAAATCTAATCGTAAAAAAGGTAGAGAAAAGGATGACAAAGATTGGAACGCTATCTTTGAAGTCTTAAATAAAATCAAAGCAGAAATAAAAGACAACCTACCGTATAAGGTTCTAGAAGTTTATGGTGCAGAGGCTGACGATATTATAGCTACATTGTGTAAGTTTACTCAAACAGAAAAAGATCGTAGTAAAAATGAAAAGGTTATTATTGTATCTGGAGACAAAGACTTTATCCAACTACAAAAATATGTAAACGTGAAACAGTATTCACCTATTCTTAAAAAGTATGTAAATGGTCACAATCCAGAAACATATATAAAAGAACATATATTTAAAGGTGATACTAGTGATGGAGTACCAAATGTTCTATCACCAGACAATACATTTACTGATGGATTGCGACAAAAACCTTTAGGAAAGAAAAAGATTGATACTTGGTTTAATATGAATATTAATGATTTACATGATGAGGTCAAAAGAAATTATCAAAGAAATGAAAAACTCATTGATTTGAGTAAAATTCCAAATGAACTTGAAGATGAAATTATAACAGAGTTTCATGCAGCCCCATTCGGTGATCGAAGCAACTTACTAAATTATTTTATAAAATCAAGATTGAAAAATCTTACTGAAACAATTGGAGAATTTTAATATGGCCGAACAAACATATACTATGCTTTTTACAGAAATACTTGATAAGGTACATAAGGCAAAAAGTAAAGATCAGAAAGTAAAAATCCTTAGAGAAAATAATTCTGAGGCATTACGCATGGTACTGAAATCAGGATTTGATCCTAAAATTAATTGGGTGTTTCCAGAAGGGCCTGTTCCTTATACACCTAATGATGCACCAGCAGGAACAAATCATCAAGTCTTGGCAGCTGAAGCAAGAAAACTTTGGCACTTTATTGAGGGTGCAGACAATGAAACCAAACAACACAGAAAAGAAGTAATGTTCTTTCAGATGTTAGAGGGTCTACATGAAAGTGAAGCTAAACTTTTATGTGCTGCTAAGGATAAAAAACTACATCAAGTATATAAAGGTTTATCTAGTAATGTAGTAAGAGAAGCATTTGGTTGGGATGAAGATTATAAAGTTCCACCACCTGATGAATATCCACAAGCGCCAGGATCAGCATCTGGTGCAGAAATGTAATAAATTAAACCCTTGCTTTGCAGGGGTTTTTTTATCTTGACATTACAAACGAATCATGTTATAGTATATACATAATGACAGAGAAAGGTTTATAATGTCAGTTTCAATAAACAAACAGTTTCATACCATTGAACTTGGTATCGCAAATATGGTTGCAGCTGCTAACTATGATTATAATCAATTCATGAGCAGAAATGAAGATATGCAAAAAGAATTTGCAGATGGTTGGTCTATGAGATATGGTCAAAAGTATATCAAAATTATTTCTAAAAATTCTTGTTGGGGGTTTATTGTCAATACAGACAATGACAAAAAATTCAAAAAAGGTGATCTATTGAAATCTGCTGGTTGGAATGCCCCTGCTCGAAACGCTGCTCGGGGAAATGTTCTTGATGGTGGATTTGATATTCAATGGACAGGGCCTTTGTATCTGATATGAAACAGGATATTCTATGGAGAACAATACATTGTACAATAATTGGTGCTAGCATACTAATACCAATCTTTGTGTTAACATTAACAATATTATAAAAGGTTTACAGTATGATAAATGTTATTAATAATATAGTCGAGTATATTACTTTTGTTTTTATATTAATTTTTGCACTTGGTTGGATGGATACCTTATGGATTTTTGGAGTTGAAAATTCACAACAATACACATGGTGGAATCTAATTCAATATTTTGGTTAGAGATTTGATTTGGTTGGCTCTTTCTCTCTCTTTCATCAAACGCTAACCGAATCACTTATCCTCAATGATATAAATGATGATAACGTGACAGTCTTAAATGACTGAAATCATTGAGAAAAAAGGGGGGTTGACACAGCCCCCCTTTTGTGTTAAAGTATATATGTAATCAAGAGAGAAAGGTATTACAAATGTCAAATCAAGTAGATTTCATTAATGCTCACAATGGTGGGATTCAAATGTGGTCAAATCTTGGACTTGTTGGTTGGGGTAATACTCCTGAGTCTGTTGCATATGTCTTAAATACAAAAGGTATTGCTGAAGTTGTTCATGGTAGTTCATCAATGGACTTTGCATCTGAAGAGGGTTTTGACTCTGATGATGGTGCATCTTTTCTTTTCAAAAAAGCTTTAGAATTGGTATAATAAATGAACCTTGTCTACACTGTAGGTGGTAATAAGAATCAACGTGAACTAGTAAGTGACGTTGCTTATTTCTGTATTGATAAGCTTATGCCGCGAATGAAAACCTTAGATGTAGAAATACAGATTAATAATCTTAAAAATAATACAGCCGGATATTGTATGATGGCTGATGACAATCGAACCTTTGAATTAGAAGTTAACAAAAAACTGGACATAGTAGAAATGATTACTACAGTATGTCACGAAATGGTTCATGTTAAACAGTACGCAAGAAATGAATTAGGAATTAATGAAAATCACGATGGTCAAAACTATTTTGACTTACCATATGAAAAAGAGGCTTACGAACTACAAGAAGTACTATTAAAAGAGTACGAAGAATATAAAAAATAATATCAGAGGTATAAATGAAAAAACTTATTACAGCAGTAGTGATAAACAGTCTAGTATTTACTTCAGTAGTATATGCTGGTCAAGAAGTTATCAAAAAAAATATAAAAGAAAATGAGATAGAATGTCTTGCTCTTAATATTTATTTTGAAACATCAGCTCGTAGCTTAGCAGATTCTATGGCAGTGACAGATGTAGTTTTAAATAGAGTTGAAAGTACACGTTATCCAGATAATATTTGTGATGTTATACATCAAGGATATAGAAAAGGTAACCGTTATTGTCAGTTTAGTTGGTATTGTGATGGTAAATCAGACACACCTCATAATGATGAGGTATGGGAAAAATCACGTAAATTTGCTCGTGATATGTATATTCATAACCAGTTTCGTGGTATTACTGAAGGCGCAACGCATTATCATGCGACATATGCTAAACCATTCTGGTCAAAGAAACTTAACCGCATTGCTCGTATTGGAGCACATATTTTTTACTGGGAAAAGTAATGAAAGATAAAAAATGAGTTTAAATGGAACAGAATGGCAAGATTATGCAGTTTTTCAAAGAACATTATTTGCTCTTCAAAATAAAGACTTGACAGAAGAAGAAAAATATGTTATTATATGGTTAACAAAACAAATTAAAATATTAACAGAAAAGAAATAGAACGTGAATATATTTTATCTTAGTGCATATCCAGATCAATGTGCAGAAATGCATAACAATAGTCATTGTAGTAAAATGATTATTGAATATGCACAACTTATGTCCACAGCCCATCGTGTATTAGATGGTACAGAATACTATAGTAGAACAAAAAATAATCGTAAAATTAAACGATGGAAACTTAATTCTGAACTTGAACATATTCTATACAAAGCATCTCATATTAATCATCCAAGTGGTATTTGGGTTCGTCAATCAAGAAAAAATTATCTTTGGTTATATGAATTATGGACAGAGTTAAACAAAGAATTTATGTATCGTTATGACCATGACAGATCACATGAAAGTTTTCGTAAATTAAAAGAGGCACTTTATAGACCTCCTATGAATATGCCATATGGTAAATGGACAGAACCTACACCAGCAATGCCTGATGATGTAAAAAATAAAAGTTCTTTAGTTTCTTATCGAAACTACTATATAAAGTATAAGCAACATTTAGCTAAATGGAAAAAAAGAGAGGAGCCACATTGGTATGTCACAACAGCGTGAGGGATATTACGATTATATGCTAAGACGTTCTAAAGAAGAAAACTCTAAAGGAAAAAGTGATATATTAGAACAAACAATACAGGAAATGCAAAAAGAAATTCATGAATTACAGATGATTGTAAAAAGATTATCTGATGAAAATCATAGGTTAAAACAAAATGCCAACATACATAATAACTGATACTGAAAAAGAAGAAACATTTGAAAAATTTTGTAGTTGGAATGAGCTAGAAAGTTTTTTACAAGAAAATCCTAAATTCAAAATGAAATTGACAGCACCAAAAATTGTTTCTGGCATTGAGGGAAAAACATATAAAGTGGATGATGGGTTTACAGAAAATATGCAACGTATTTCTGAATCACATCCTAACTCACCAATGGCAGAAAAGTATGGAACAAACAGAACAGCAAAAGATAAGAGAACATTTGACGCTGTGAAAAAACGTACTAGTGTTGGTAAAGCTCACAATATGAATAATATTGCAAAAGAATATAGGCCGGGGCAACTGGTAAAATGATTATAAATAAAAGGTATGAAACTCAATTTATTGAATAATGGAAGCACAAAGACTTCTACCTTTAAAGGTTTCATACAGAGATGGGCAGTGATTCCTACGAATTGTCACTGTCCATTTCACTTTATATTAGGAAAGTGAATATGTCAAAGAAAAATGAAATAGGTTACTCAAACCTGACAAAAATTAAACCAGTTACAGATCACCAAAAAGAAGTTTTTGAATCTTGGAAAAAGGGT